TGTTTGGCAACACAGGTCCCCTAACATCTGTCCGTGAGGATTCACACCCTCCCGTGCCGGCATACGCTCTGAGACGTGCAGAAGCGATTGGCGGGCATGCCAGTTCCACCTCGGCCCCTCACAACTACCGAAAGGGCCCGTGTATGTGAAATGGCCTGTGGGTTGCTGGCCAAGTTCAACATATACAACAATCTCGAGGTGAACGCGCAGCGGGTACGCCAGTGCATCAGCTTAGCCTCTATAGAGTTTTCTACCATGCAGAGGGACATGTCTGGTGATGAAACGTGTATTCTAGGTGTGGATGAGGTGACTGCAGCTGACATTTCGTTGGCTGTTCATTATCTGTACACTCAGGTAAACAGCCTGCATAGTCAGGTGCAGGAGCTTTTCATCTTACACACACTAGATGCATGAACAACACACAGCTAGACATTCTGCGTGATATTAGCTATAGAGTTAGCGAGCTGGATAACGTGGTCTTATGGACGTCCAAACAGCCACAGCGCTTGCCATCGCGGCCGGCCTTAGTTACTTCACCTACCAGTGGAGTGACCAATTTAAGCGGGCGTGGCGTGTTGGGGCTAGTAGGGGATTCTCCAGGAAACTGGCGGATGCCTACAACCCCGCGATCACCCCGCTAGTTGAGCCACTTCCTGATGAGTGCGAAGTCACTGAGGACGAGCTATTGGCTGAGGGCTTGCAGAAACGCAAGTTGCGGTATGTCATTATGGCCGGTAAGGTTAAATTTGGCACCGCCCCAAAGCCAAGTCCCGCCAATCGTGAAATTATCGATCGGTGGGCGCGGGAGTATATGCAGGGGCAACACGGTTCGTTGCTGAAGATGCCAGTGCACCAGATCATCCATTGGGTTGATCTTGTTGTGCAGTGCATTTTGACACCAACCGCTGGGGCCATTGCCACCCGTGAGCTCATGAACCAGCGCACGAAACTGGTTGAGTTGGAAGAGGCATATGCCGCAGCTTCTAGCAGCGGCAGCTTTTGGAAGACGTTGTTTGGTCGTGACACTCGGCCGAGCATCGCCTAGCGGTGCCCCGTATTAACCACCGGCTTGTGCAGTGCCACCCATTTCGGTGGGCAGGGCTGCCATGCCAAGGTGGTGGTGGAAGGTATGGGGTCGAAAAAGCCGCTCTTGCACAAATTTGGTCCACTGGGGTTTGTGCAAGTCCATAACCTGCCACCCGCGAAAGATTGCCGCCCGATATCCAAGATTGGATTTACGGGTCCTCGCGGTCCGGCCGTGTTCGCATACCCAAATGGTTGCGGACACGATTTGGCGCGGGCAGTCTATGAACGGGTGTTTATGGTTAAACGTGGTGATGGGTCCATGGGTGCCCCACCACAGCCTACGCGCGACCTCGACGCGCTGACGGCTCATGCTTGGCGGTATTGTTGGAAGCCTCTGGATGCAACGCCAGCGAAGTTGGAGGATGTTCCTCTGATGATGAACTCGCCTGTCAAACAGAGATTGTACAGCAAAGCCGTTGAAAGCCTAAGCATGGTCCCAGTGAGGCCCAGCGACGCTTACATTGACTCATTCGTTAAGATTGAGCCAGCCAATCACACGGCAAAGGTGGATCCTGTTCCTAGGCTCATACAGCCAAGAAAGGTCAGGTATAACGTTTGCGTCGCTCGGTATCTTAAACCCTATGAGAAAACTTTCTACGCCATGGTGGACTCCTGGCCATGGGACCGCCCCACAGACACTCCAGTCATCTTCAAGTGCTTGGACCCCAACTCTAGGGGTGCTTGCGCAGAGATGAAGCTGAAGGCATTCACGGACGGGGTTGCCCTCGGTTCCGATGCTTCACGCTTTGACCAGCATATCAGCCCTCCTGTTCTCAAGTGGGAACACACGATTTACAAGAAGTTTTTCGCCCACTCTGGTGAGCGGGAGGAGCTTGATAGGCTATTATCCTGGCAGTTAGTCAACAAGGGTTTTGCCCGTGCCAAGGATGGAACTGAGATCCGGTATGAGAGGCATGGCTGCAGGATGAGTGGTGATATGAACACCGCTCTGGGTAACTGTTTGGTCATGGCCGGATTGATGTTCGGGTTCAGTAAGATTTACGGTATTAGGATCGATCCTATGATCGATGGCGATGATTGTGTGCTTTTCATGGAACGCTCCGACGTGGCACGGGTCCAGGAACTTCTTCCAAAACATTTTCTCCAAGCTGGCTTTACTCTTGAGTTAAGTGGCGTGGCGAATTGTTTGGAAGAAGTCGAGTTCTGCCAGAGCCGCCCGGTGTGGAATGGAAGGCAATACACAATGGTGCGCAACCCTGTTAAGGCGTTGTCCACTGATCTAGCGGGTAATGCCAAGTGGGCTCAGCCAAGGCACCACCACACTCTCAGAGTGGCCGTAGGCACTGGGGGGGGGCACTTATGTGTAGGTGTTCCCATTTTCCAGGCCTGGTACGAGAGACTACGTGGTGGTGAGGAGGCGAGCATTGAAAACCTCCCGGATGGGGGGTTTGTCAGGATGGCTAGGCCCATCGCCAAACGCCGGCGTAGGGTTCCTGTGGTTCCCATTACTGATGCCGCTCGCGTTTCCTTTTATCGTGCATACGGCATTTTGCCTGATCTGCAAGAGGCTTTGGAGGAGCACATTTGCACCACCATGGAGCTTCCGACTGGACCACCTTGCCAGGTCGAGATGACTATGGCTACATGGCGTTTTGAAAGTGATCAGTTTTTATCCACCTTATTTTTGTAACCAGCCTGCCCCACAGGTTGGTGAGCCACGGAAAACGGAGGTCAATTCGGCATTATTTCCACCTTTCGTGGAGTCATGGCTCGTAAGAAAGCTCAGAAGCAGGGTAAGAAAGCACCTCGCCAGAGCAGAGCTTTGGTTCCAAGAACCATTCTTGACTCGGGTGCGAAGAGCTATGCTGCCTTGCTTCTCGATCCCTGCGGTGCTCCATTAGCTAGGCCCTTGTACAACAGTACGGGGTCTGGTTACCTCATTCGGTTGGAGGCGTCTATGACGTTTGCAACCGATGCAACCAACGACGGATTCAGGTACACTCTGATTCCTGGTGCGTACGACACTCAGGCTGACGGTGCTAGCTGTCGCAAGGCGGCTATGTGGTCTCTCAGCCCTTCAACAAGTGCCAACTACCCATACACGTTCAATTCCGCTGCTGTTCCTGGTTGGAATTTCCAGGGCATCATGGATTCGTGGAGGGCAGTAGCCGCTTGTGTTGAGTTGACGTACATTGGTAAGGAGACTGACAGGGCAGGCATGATTGGGTTCCGCCAAACTGATTACGAGGCGTTGTCCAACAGCCCCTTGTCCCCACTCCAGGCCTTAGGAGCGAGCCAGAGGACGTTGCGCACGCCTGCGGACACGGTGACTTTCCGATGGAGCCCCACCGAGGGTGACTCGGTCTGGACGAACAAGCAAGCCGCTGTCGATAGCGACTCTGAGCGTGACAAGGGCAAGACTGGAGTGGAGGTGTCCATTGTGGGTATTGGGTCCTTTAGGGTCCGTTCCACGGTGGTCTATGAGTGGCGGCCCAATGGTGCGGGCGACATGTCCGTTGGGGCCCAGACACCTGTGGCCAGTTCGCACACTGTGCGTGATGTGCTTCAGTTCCTGGGTTCCATGGGCGATTGGACGTTTAAGACGGCACATGATGGTGCTGTTGCCGCTTCCAAACTCGTTGCCGGTTACCGTGCTGGCAAGGCTTTGGTATCAGGCATGCGGTCCATGGCTATCATGGGAGTGTGATGTTGGGGCGGCCGGGTCCCAAACGTTTTCTGGGGTTAGCGGGGTAATCGCGCTACCTGTTGGCCGCCGTGGGAGTGTTGGGGAACACTTTACCGCCTTCGGGTGCCCACGGGAGGACAGCGCGGCGACCGCTGTGGGAACTGTGCAACGCGTTATCGCGAGGTGGAAACACCGGGCCCATACAGTTCCTGCTTGGGGATGTGAAAGATGG